AAGCTGGAACCACTAAGGCAAATGTCGGTTTAGGAAATGTAGATAACTCTTCAGATGCAACAATTCAAAGCGGAACCACTAAATCAAATGTAGGTCTAGGTAGTGTGGATAATGACTCCACTGCTACAATTAGAGCTACTTCAGCCGCGGTTGCTGGAACAGCAGGTGGTTGGAATATCACTGCAAACTCAATTTATTCAGGTACAGAAGATATTGTCGGTTATTCAGCAACAGGTATAACTATGTACAGTGGTGGTTCAATACATTCCCCTAATTTTTACATAGATACAGCAGGTAATGCCTTTTTTAAAGGGTCTATGGTTATCGGAGCAACTACTCTGTCCGCAACTAATACTTTAAATGGCAATACAACAGCAACTGATGTTGGGTTAAACTTAGTAACTAATCAATCAGCTGCAACGACTCAAGCTGGAACTACTAAATCTAATGTCGGTTTAGGAAACGTTGATAATTCATCGGATGCTACAATTCAAGCAGGCACAACAAAATCTAACGTAGGACTAGGTAATGTAGATAATTCTTCAGATGCGACTATACAAGCTGGAACTACTAAGTCTAACGTAGGATTGGGTAATGTTGATAATTCATCAGATGCAACGATAAGAGCTGTTGGTGCGGCAACGTCAGGTACGGTAGCTGGTTGGACATTAGATTCATCAGCAATATATTCAGGCACTAAAGATATTAGTGGCTACACAGCAGGAGGTATAACATTAAATAGTGGTGGTTCAATACATTCAAAACAATTCTATATAGACACAAGTGGTAATGCTTTTTTTAAAGGGAGCTTATCCGCTGCTAGTGGGACTTTTTCAGGGTCGCTTTCCGCAGCCACTGGAACTTTTGCTGGTAGTTTAGATGTTTCAGATACTGTAACAATAGATGCCACAAAAACAACTAATGATATAAATGGAAGACCTACAGCTTTATTACTTAAGAATTCTGGTGCAGTAAGTGGTGATGCAGCCTCTGTTTCTATGGAAATGCAGTCTGCCTCAAGATTTCATCATGTAGTGCATATGACAGGTGGCGGTGGAAGTTCTGGTAATTTTGATTTAAGTGCTCAATATAGATTAGGTAAATCACTTGTAACCGGTAGTGAAGGTGATAATTACTCATTTATAAAAATGATTCTGAATGGAACTGGTATAACTATACCAAGTTCAACTATAAATGGACAAGGTACTCCAGATGCAGCATTTACTAATGGATCAAATATTATGTTTAATACTGATGATGGTTCTACTAGTAATTATAGTTATGGTAGAATGCATCTTAATGAGTATTTTAAAACATTCTTTATAGATGTTCCGGGTGGAGCAACACACGGTAGTGGAGACCAATCATACGATGGTATGAGTTGGGTTATGAGAAAAAGAAAAATTAGTGGTAGTACTTACTACTCTTCAGCTATAATGAAGGTAGATCAATATGAATACTTACATGCTAAAAAGCTTGTAGATATAGATAATACTGCTTACTACTTCTATGGCTCTTCAACGGGTGATTCAATAAAAGTAGCAGGTGATATTGTAGCTTATGCTTCATCGGATAAAAGATTAAAAAATAATATCAAACCAATTGAAAATGCTCTTGATAAAGTAAACAAAATATCTGGGGTTACTTTTGAATGGAATGAAAAATCACATAAGGAAACTGGTAAGAAAGACGTTGGAGTAATAGCTCAGGAAATAGAAGAGGTATTACCTGAATTAGTTGATAATAGAGCAAATGGATATAAAGCAGTTGATTATCCAAAATTAACAGCTTTACTTATAGAAGCTGTAAAAGATTTATCTAAACAAGTTAAAGAATTAAAAGATGGGGTTACAGAGTAGCGGAGCAATATCTATGTCTGACATCCAAACAGAGGTGTCTTTACCTAGTAGCAATATAAAGATGGCTGGTGGATCAACACCTGTTAACTTTAGCTTATTTGGCACAGCGGGTTCTGGTGTTAATAAAACAGCACCCCATAAAATGAGTGAATTCTATGGATATACCCACGTTAGCGGCGGAGGCGGCGGCGGCGGCGGCGGTGGTGGAGGCGGAGGCTTCGGTGGTGGTGGTGGACCTGAATAGTAAAATACCCTAATACCGCTGCTTGTGATATCATAAGTGTGTAAGTTTATAAAAAAACAAGTGATAGTATAACTAACCTATATTGCTATGGTGGCGATATTTAACCAAAAAATAAAGATTAACCTAAAACCAAAACACAATGACTTATTTTTATTCGTTGAGCTCTTCTATGAGCCAACCCCAACAACCACAGATCACCGAAGAAACTATTAACATTTGGAAGCACTTATCTCAAAAGAAACACTGGAGAATTGTTCAACTGCCAAATGGTTATTTTCAAACCGAACACAAAGAAATGTGCAACTGCACTTGTTCAAAATCTGAAGAGTGTGACAAAGCACAATCATGCATATGCAAATGGTATGATGTTACAAGACGTGAAACTATGAAAGCTGCAGAAGCTGCAATCGATGGTAGTGTAGATCACTATCAAAAGAAGGTGGACTTTTTAAAAGGTCCTAAAGTAGTTAAGACGTTTAAATAATACAAATCAAATTTAATTAAATGGAGTATAATAACCCAAGCGAGATAGTAAAAGATCTGTCCTTCGGGACTGATGCAAGAACAAAGATAATGATAGGTGTTGACAAGCTAGCGAAAGCTGTTAAATCAACCCTTGGCGCTTCTGGTAAATGTGTAATTTATGAGGACGCACTCGGAAGACCGGTGATTACAAAAGATGGTGTAACGGTAGCAGAATCCGTAGTCTTAATAGATCCGGTCGAAAACATAGGTGCAACCTTAATAAAAGAAGCGGCTAAAAATACAGTGAAAGAAGCAGGAGATGGTACTACTACAGCTACCGTCCTTGCTCAATCACTTTTACAAAACGTAAATAAAACCAAAGCTGATGTCAGTATTAGAGATATTAAGAATGGTATTAATAGCGGTTTAAATAAAGTTATTCAATATCTTGATAAAACTAAAGTTGATGTTAAAGGCGACATGCTTAAAAGTGTTGCGGGTATCTCATGTAATAATGATAAAGTTTTAGGTGATATTATTGCTTTAGCTTTCGAAGAAGTGGGAGAGAATGGTGTTGTTTTAATGGAAGAGTCTGAAACACATTTAACATATGTTGATATTGTGGACGGCGTACAGATAGATTCTGGGATAAAATCTCAGCATCTTATAACTGATAAACAAAAAAACAAAATAGAACTAAACGATACTTACATATTACTAGTATCTTCACCTATACCTAATATAAGAAAAATACAAAGTGTACTAGAATTTGTTATTAAAAAGAAGAAATCTTTATTATTGATAGCAGAGGTTGATCAACAACCATTAGCAGCTTTACTTATGAATAAGGTTAAAGGTAATATAAAAATAAATATAATTGATCCTCCTGGTTTTGGACCAAGTAGAACGGAAACTCTAGAAGACCTTGCTATGTTAACTGGTGCTAAACTAATAAATGAAGAATTAGGCGATGATTTAGATATGATTAATCCAGAAGTGTTAGGTTACGCTAAAAAATGTGTAACTGATAACAATTCTACGGTCATAACTATTGAAAGTAGGAATGAAGATGTTTTAGAAAGGATTAAGAACGTCGAGGAGAAGGTTAAAAACGAAAACCATATATACTTAAAGAAAAAACTAGAACAGCGTTTAGCGATGCTCTCTGGTGCCGTGGGTGTTATAAAGGTAGGGGCTAATTCTAAAGTAGAATTAAAAGAAAAGAGAGATAGAGTTGAAGATGCAATATATGCTACTAAAGCCGCTTTAAAAGAAGGTATTGTAGCTGGAGGCGGTATAGCTTTCTTAAATGCTTGCAAAAAGATAAAAGCTGCAAACGTTGGAGAACAAATATTATTAGATTCAATTAAGTCACCTTTTGCTACTATATTAGAAAATGCTGGTTTAGAGTATTCAGAGCCTGATAAAATTGGGTATGGTATTGATGTAACAACTGGTAAGGAAAAACAAATGATTAAGGCTGGTATAATAGATCCAGTGCTAGTAACTAAAACAGCTTTAATAAACGCTGTTAGTGTTGTTAACACTATAATCTCAGCTGATTGTGTAATATCTAATGTAAGAGAGATATGAAAGCAATAAATCATTATTTAGTAGTTGAAAAAATTAAAGAAAAACCTAAAGATATTGGAGGGTTTATTATAACGGATAAACAAGCTAATGACATTAGGTATTTAAAGGCAAAAGTAGTAAGCTCTGGAAATCTTGTTCAGGTTGTCAAACAAGGAGATATAATCCATTACGATAAACATGCTGGTCATGGAATTGAATGGGAAGATAAACTGTATCAAGTTATACAACAACAAGACATTGTCATAGTAGAATGAGACTAGATGCTAGTGACATTAGGGATTTAAATTTACTTAAATATTACAGGCTCGTTAGAAAATGGGCCTGTAAAACTTATAACCTTAAGGATGCTGATTTAGAATTATTAATATATTTAGATTGCAAAAAGCAATTTACACGTAATGAGTTTATAGATGGGACTTATACTTATAGTTGGGATAAAGCCAGATGGGAGAGATTAAAAAGAGAGGGCTGGATAGATACTTGGAGACATAGGAATCGAACCACTATAAAATATAGTATATTTAAAGTATCTTTTAAAGGTAAACAATTAATAACTAGAATATATAGAATACTTCTAGCCGAAGAAGACTTACCTACATCACAGAGAAGCAAATTTTTTAATAATAAATCATATACAGATAAAGTTTATAATAAAGCTATAGATGATATGATTAAAGACAAAGATAGATGACAACACCAATAACTGAAAAAGCTAAGCAAAAAGGAACTTACCCTGTTAACCAGGAGGTAACCATGAACGCAGATGGTTCTGGTGGACCAATCAATATGTCTCCTTTTAAACAAACTGATTCTTACGAAAAGAAAACTAGTAATTTTCCAAATTTTGAAAAAGGGAGAGATACTTTAATAAGTGGGAGTAGTGTTGATTATAACTTTGCTAAGCGTATTAATAAATCGTCATCAGATTTAGCTGCTCAATCTTTATCAACTAATAAAAAAGGTGGTAATGGGACTGTTAGTTATAGTATTCCTAAAGATAGTAAAACTTTTCAAGATTCATCAACCGGAGTATATAGACATGATACAATACATAACAAGGAGAAGTTAAAACAATCTTATAAATCTACAGATTAATGGCATTTAAACTTAAAGACATTCATGGGTTAATTGGCATAGATAAAGAATTGTCTGAATGGGGTAGACCTGTTTTTGTAAAAAATCTTGCTAATGGAACAAAAGCTGAAGCTAATAGAGATGGTACTACCTTTGTAGATTCTAAATTAAAAGGTAAAGAGCGTATCGAAGCTAAAGTCCATGAAGATATTCATCATGACCAAATGATGCAAGGAAGATTAGATTATGATAATAATGCAGTTTACTGGAAAGAATCAACTAGAGCACCTATGAAAACATTTGCTAGAGAAGTAATGGAAGAAGGTGCAAAGTCAGAACCATGGGAAGCTGAAGCATATAAAGAATCAGATAAAGTAAAAAAATGAAAGCAACACCAATAACACAAAGAGCAAAATCAACCCCTTTCAAAATGAATCAAGGTTTAGTAGATGGAGCTGCAACCTTAGGTAAGTCTAAAAAAACAGGGTTTGAAAAAGGATTTGTTAAGACAAGTGATCAAAACAATCAACAACCTGCTCTTCCAACACCTCCAGGTGAGGACGGTAATACTACTGATACTGATCCAGATAAAATAAAAAAAACAGAGAAAGAAATTAAAAAAGAAAAAGAAGTAAATAGTAAAGCTATTTCCGATATAAATAATGCGGTTAAACTAGTTGGATTATTCTAAAAATTAAAAATCATGATGAACAAAAAATCAACCCCCTTTAAACTAAAAGGATCTCCATTTAAACAAACAGGTATTATTGGAGGTGCTGGTGGTCATAACGATCCTAATGGGAATCCAGAAGAAACTGAATATTCTTTAAAGAATAGAAAAGTTAATGGTCTAAATGTTGCTAGTGGGTCTTCCGCTGCAAGTACAGGAACAGAAGGAGGAGCTGATGATCCAATAGTTGTTATCAACGAAAAAACAACTGGAACTACAATTGCTAATGATGGAAGTATTAGGTATGTTACAGCTAGTCAAACTGGCTCGTCAAGTTCAGGTAATTTGCTTTCAGGAGGATCTGACTCAAGTTATTCAGGTGGTGGTAGTTTTAAGAATCAAGCAGAAAAAGATTGGTATGATAAAACAGTGGCAGAAGATTTTGGAGGAGATGTACAGGCTTATAGAAATCACTATAAAATTGGTAAAAAAACTGTTAAACCTACAAGTGGTGACAACAGTGGCAACAGTGGTACTGGTGGTACAAACACAAGCATTGCAGCTAATGATTTAAAAGCTTATGAATTTGGTACAAAGGGTAGTTCTTATGAAAGTAGGAAAAACGTAAGAACAACTAAATCTAACGCTAATACTATTTATAATCAAAAAATGGGTAAGGTTAGAAATAATTGGAGAGGTGGTGAGAAAAATGAAGATGGCTCAAGAACAATAGAAGGAAAATCATACAAAAATAGAGGCGAGTACGTTAAATCTAATAAACGTAAATTAGATAACAGTAGAAGAGATAGTATTATAAAAACTGGAGAAAGTGAGCTTAAAAACTCTCAGAATGCTTCGTCACAAAATAAAACTTTAGGTCAAAAAGTTAGAGGTAAAGT